AAGTTCGGCCAGCGCCAGTATCTGATATTGATGATACGTTAAAGCTGTCACGAATAGCTTGAGTGCTGGTTTGGTCTATGTTTAACCACGCCTTCGCCGCATGTTGCTTAGTCAGCGTGACCGCACCGCCGGAACTGGTCTCAACTGTGTTTGTGTGTAACGTACTCATGCTATCACCAATGTTGCGCTATCGTTAATCGTTACTGTTACACCGCTATCTATAAAGATAGGACCAGCAACCAATCCATTCTTTGCAGAATCGAGTGTAAAATTAGTTGAAATTGTGTGGCTGTGTTCTCTTACGATACCATCAATGCCCACAAGAGTTAATGTACCAGCAGAATCTACACCGCCACTACCAGTTCCTAGTGCAGTATTCGAAGTATTTACTGCTTCGGTTCTTCCAAGAAATTTAGCAATGTCTGCGTTTCTACTCATTAGCTTATTACCAAGTTACCGTTAATCGTTAGTACTACACCGCTATCAAACGATATGGGTCCAGCTACGTGTGCATTTTCTGCGCTGTCTATAGTTGTATTTATACTAAGCGACTGTGGGTTAATTCTAAACATACTACTTTTTAATTCACCACTTAGTGCAATGACTGTAGCAGAATCAAGTCCTGCTCCACCACTGAGCGTTAATACATCCGCAGAATCGAGACTACCAAAAGCACCTCTATATGCAGTAATAACAACTGTATCATTAGAATCTGTTGCGTTTCCTAATACAACGGATGTTCCATTTGAAGCAGTATAATCAGATGAATCGATAAGTAAGATGCCGTTATGAAATACTTGTATTTGTTCTTCAATATACGACAATGTTGCGCTGTTATCATCAGCACCAGTTATTGTGGTTGTCGGTGTTGCAGTGGTATAAGTAAAATGTGTAGCTCTAAACGCATCACCAGATCCTCCACCACCACTACCTGTTCCAAGAGCAGGGTTAGAAGGATTTGCATCTTCAGTTTTACCTAAAATAGATGCTATATCTCTGCTTCTGCTCATTAAGCAATTCCTTTTTCAGAGTAATAATCTCTAAATCTCTTCAATAGTAAAGGTCTACCTTTTTTCTTTCTACGATCATGTACAGTCTTTGCTTTGAATTTTGGACCCATTGCGGTATCTGCTGGATTTGGAATATCTGCTGTTGTAGTCATATCTTCGTTGGCTTTTGACTTGGACATATTCATTTATAAATCTCGTTTATGGTAATATGAATTTTTTGATTAGTCTTAGTGTGAATCGCTTCATAGATTGGAATACCAAATACATTACCAACAGGCTTACAGTTTTCTTCAATTCTAACTTGATCTTTTGACCAAACCATTTCATCTAGATTTTTACTTAATAATTTACTTTCTTTTAATTTATAAATTCCAGGACTGATAGACCCGTTATCTAATAAAAACCAAGTGTTACCTTCTAATACAACATCTATAGATGAAATACCCAGCTTTTCTATAATACTCTCAAGTTGATTATCCTTTAACCCATGATGTTCTTTAACAAGATACAAAGCAGATGCAAAACTACCAAGCTTACTGCCACCACCGGGAATATTTGCCACCAACCTTTTAATGTTTGCACACAATCGAATAAACGGAGTGTACGCAGACTTTTTAGCATCGGTGTCAATTTTGACATTACGATCTCTTTTACCGTCTTTATCAATGATGCCCACTTTATGTGCATCCCAATCCTTCCAGTCTAGTACTAACATTCTTATAAAACGGAATGCGTATGTTAAGTCTGCGGCTCTTTTAAGTAATCCCATTTAAACTTTCCTCAAAAACTCTACTACGTTTTTATCCATAGTTATTCCAGTGTATTGATCATTTCTTATATAACTTAGATATAATAGTATGGGTTTAATTACTGGCCAATGTTTATCATCCAATCTTAATTGTAGTATTGCAAGCGCGGCTTTGATACCAAAAACATTAAATATGATTATAATATGATTCAATAGAAGTCTATGAGGAAACTCATTAGTTTCTAAGTATCGGTTTATCAATCGTTTTACATATTTAAATCTTTTCAAATCTTCAAAGAATTCGTCTTCATCAGAAAATTGAGGACTATAATAATGTTTTGCCGCATAAACGAGCAGTGTGCTATCAGTTAATTTTTCCATCATAAAGATATATAGAGTTACTCTTTAATCAATGATTTCATTTGACCAAGCAAGCTAGATTTGCTTTGTCTACGGTCAAGTTCAACACCTTTTGTTCTACCAAGAGCTTCTAACTCAACTTTGTTCATCTCCTCAAGTGACTTATTATTTGCAGGAGCTTCATTCAATTGCTGTACTACTTCTTCCACTTCAACCTCTTCTACAATATGTGCAATGCCATTATGTGCATCAGCTTCTTGCTGAGACATTCTTTGCGACTTAAGTAATTCACCAGTTTTTGGATGAGTCCATCCTTTAGTGGTTGCAACAGCGTTATCTAAGTATCCCATTATTTTACATCCTTCATTGAATTATAAGCATTAAGAATAGCTTCGTTTTTCATTGCGCCAGGGTTTTTTACAGGTGTACCACCTGGTTTAATTTTAGTTTCGCCATTCATATTATCATTACCACGAGCTTTGCCCTTTGGTACATTTGAAGTCATCTTAACAGCATCTTTATTCATCATTGCAGGCTCGTCTAAATGAGCTTCAGGACCTTTTGCAATCTCATCTTCTGCGCCCTTCATCATATCTTTAGCGCCTTGACCAGAAAGCTTGTCAGACACCTTTTCAGCTTCATCGCTATTTGGAGAATGCTTAGTCTTTTCATTTTTCTTTTCAGAAAGAACGGATTTAAGTGCAGAACGAATACGCGATTCTTTCACACCTTCTTTTTCCATTTTTGGATTCATAGCAACATCACCTTCTTTACCGCCGCCTGTCGCTTCTTTCTTTTTCTTTGAAGGAACTGGCTTGGCGCCCATTGCTTTATCTTGTTTTTTAACTTCCTTATCATTATAGTAACCTTCTTTTTGATCTGCAATAGCATTTGCAGTATCTTTTTTCATGGTTACTGGATGTTTTTTACCAGCAAAGTTAAACGAGGACTTACCTGCTTTATGAGCAGCCGCTGCCGCACCATGAAATGCAGTGCGTTCTGTAGCAGGCACATCTTCTGGAATTTCGAATTTATTTTCTTGGACCGTTTGAGTAGCCCCACTCTTAAAAGGATTAAAATCCATCGTATTCTCCTAAGTTAAAAATTGAGCTACATATGCTCCGATAGCCGCAACAAGGGCAGCATATACAAGTTTATTTATAAGACAAACTGTCCTATGATTATCATCTACTTTCTTTTCGATATCATCTAGTTTTGCAGACAAACGATTCAATCTTTCGTACATTTTAGTGTGGTCATCATTCAATGAACTAATTTTCTCCTCAGCCCGCGCCATGGCCACCATAGCATCAGCCAACCTGTCGAGTTTTTCTTCGATTCTTGTTAATCTTGCTTCATTATGAGGCATTGTTTTTCCTACTAGCTAAGGTGTTTTAACATTTCCATCTTCTACGTGCTTGTCTTAATCTACTATTTGGATCGTTTGCCGCTTTAGGAAAATCTTTCATCTGACCTGCACTTCTTGCACAGTATGATTTTCTACGTCCAGCGGCTTTTGACCCAGGCTTTACTTTACCGGTAACAGCAGTTTTGAGATTACCACCAGTTTTTCTATTTACAGCATCGACACCAGCTTGTGTCATACCTGCACCTTTTTCAGTAGCACGGAAATGACCCTTTGAATCTTTACCTGTAAGTTTCTTTTCTGAGAACGACTTAAAACTTTTCATATTAGATTCTTCTATGCCTCGTTGCTTTTTTTGCGTGGCAATCCATTGCGTTGCACCTTTCGATGCTGGCTTCGTTTTTGTCCATGTCATCATCTTTTTGTATACTGATTGTACGGCACGTTTATAATCAGAGCCATCACTGTTATCTACGATGTACATCTTATTACGGAATAAAGATTGAAACTTACCAATATTATTTTGAACTTCTTTCCACATTGACTTTACTTCGCCATCTGGTAAAGATCTGTCTCTTTTATTATTACGGTCAATGGCAGTCTCTAAATCTGTGTTAACGAAAATCATAGCGACTTCGTATCCCAAAGATTTCAACATTTTAATTTGTCCCTTAATCTTCTCATAATTCTTACCAGTACCATCAATGACTAGTCCAAGACGACCATTAAGTGCCATCTGCATTTTCTTTTGCGTGACTATCTTAGCTCTATCACGAGTGGCTTGACCTTTAGGAGAGTAGATGTTTTCGGGTGTTGCTTTTAGTCCAATCTTCTTAAGTGCCGCTTCAAAAACATCATCTGAATTAATGAGTTTAAGACCAAGAGCAGTTAATGCTGTTTGACCAACGATAAATGATTTACCAGACCCTGGTCCACCAGCTAAGAAAACTGCTTTGAAGATAGCTGGGTCATTAATACCCTCTTGCACATTTTGACCAGGAGTAATCTTTTTCATAATTTCAACAGACTTATCAGATCCATAATCTGCAGATGCGGTTTCACAATTCGTATTGGCAGCTAATTGTGTACCCTGCCTGTTTGCTTTTCTTTTATCTGATCTAGCTTTTGCATCTTTTGCTGATTGTGCAGATTTTCCTACAGCAATCTTTAGATTAGGGAGGGTCTTACTTTGTTGGGTCATCTCCTCAACTTCTTTACCCAAAGCTTTATCACGATATGCTTTTTTTACATCATGCTTAGTCAATCTAGAAACCGACTTGATAAGTGATGGTTGTTTAACCAATTTGCGTAAGTGGCCTTTTACTTGAGCAGGAGAATTTCCGTCAATATACATTGCAGGAAGTCCTTCAACTTCTACTTTAAAAGTCATTGCTTCATAAAATGCCTTAAACTTATACATTTTATTTCTTTTCCTTAGTGCTAGGATTAAGTGTATCCATATTTTTTCTAGCCGAAGCTCTTGCAAGACTTCTAGCACGATTTTTAATTACATTACCAAACTTATCCTTTGTTGGCTTTGTAGATCTTTTAACCGCATTATCAAATGGTGGGTTAAGATTGTTATCTTCTGTCTTACCTTTAGCTGAATCAATTGCGGCTTGTGTAGGTGCACCAGGCGCACCCTTTTTACGCATAGTTTCACCTCTAGCTTTTTTAGCTCTGATGTTTGCCCAAAGACCAGGACCTGCCTCATCAACTTTAGTTTCTTCTTTACCCATACTCTTTACTTTTTTACGAGTACCAATTCTGCTGGTGTCACCTCTTGAAATCAAACCGTGCGTATCAGTACCTGGGTCTTCTTTACCATGATATCCCTGAGCTTTACCAGGAGCAACTTTTTTAATCTTACCGCCACGCTTTTTAAAGTCAGCCATTGCTTTTGCCATAGCATCACTAGACTTTGCTTCTTTGATTGCCACAATCATACCAGACATATCACCGATAGCAAATGATACTTCGCCATCTCGTTTATACAAGTATCTCTTTACACTAGCAGGACTATCGCTTCTTGCAAGAGTAATCTTTTCTACTCTACCTTTATTTACCAGGTTCTTTGATTTAACATCATACTTAATGAAATCTTTACCAGCTTCTAGTGAAGAATTATGTTTGATTTTAATAGTAGAACCCTTCTTTAGCTTATCAAAGATTTTGACTAGCTTAGGGTCATTACGTTTCATACCACCAGTCATGCTCTCTTCTAGTTCGACTTCTTCTTTAAAGCCTTTACTGAATGCTTGATATGCATATCTCATACCCATTAGGGTCTTTGTGATCATCTTTTTGTCACCAGTTATTGTGACATTATTTCCTTTTGCCTTTGCTTTAAGACCATTCTTTTTAGCCATTGCTACAAGGCTATCAGCGCCTTTGCCAACATCTTTTTCCCAAGTTGTTTCAACAATCTTAGATTCAGTGGCCATCAACTTATCATGGTTGTCGTTTGCATATTGGTCTGCATCATCTTTATTGTCAAACTCTTTTGCGACACTACCATCTGCATTGTATACACAGAACTTGTCGCCCTTTTTCTTGACATGCTTCGTAGGATCCATTTTCTCTTCAAGTTCGACTTCTTCTCTTTTCATACGCTTTTTGAACTTATAATCTTTAACTACCTTACGAATTTCATCTGTATTAGTAGTTCTTCTGTTTGCAAACATACCAACAATGGCATCCATAGATTTACCAGCATCAACTGCTTTATGAATCTTATTGACATTTAGCTTCTCATCAAGCTCAGATGCACTTTCTCTTAATTCGAAAAACGTTTTCATTTTTATTATCCTCTTACCTTTGCTGCCAGATCTTTGTCTGCCTTGCCCCATGTTCCAGAGGATTTAGTTACGAATGAATTGACACGTGCCATAGCCCATTGCTGTGGTGTAGTTCCTGGTCTATGTCCAGTTTTCCATGCTGCCATGCCCCGATTATAAACTTTACGAAGAATACCAATAGGCATACCAGACTTTTCAGCTTTTGCCGCTAGACCCTTCTTTTCTTCTTCTGAGAGATATTGTGAAAACTTAATCATTTGGTTTCCCTATTTTTCTTTCTAGTGTCGTTAGTTCTAGCTCTGTCCATCATTCGGTCATGCTTGATTTGATCTGCTTTTTTTTCTCTATCAATTCTTTTCTTCGCTAAGTCAGCCATTTGGTCTTCACCATACATCTGCTTAAACTTTAATGTATGTTTACTTGGCTTTGTCTTTGCTTGAGCATCACCAGGTGCTGGTTTATAAGCACTCTTTTGGTCATCTGGCTTAGGAGTGTTTTTATTGAAATGAGCTTTTCTTTTTACTGAAGTTGACTTAGATAAGCCTTTGTAGTAAATATCTTCAAATCTGTCCACTTTTACCTCTTCATATACTTCAGGCTCTTCAAGTGGCTCAACAGCATCAATCCATTTGCGATATTGTTGATTACTTGAACCTTCTACGATAACATAGTTTGAGCCGAGGCGCTTGACTGTTACAATTTCGCCTGTCTCTTTCATGATAACCTTATCACCTTCTCTGAAAAGCTTACCATCTATATATGATTCGCGTAGGTCAGATACAGGTTCTAGTTGTACATGATTTTTAAATTCTTTTTGTTCTTTCAGTCCCATACCTTTACGAACAGCATTGAAGATTTTCTTAGCATCACTGTTACTTACTGCTCTAGGTAATCCTTGACTAAATGTAGTGAAATCATTATTCTTAGCATTATCTCTTTGCTTAGATGCAGACATACCTTCAACGCCTTCGGCATCTGGGTCTCTTTGACCTGCAGAGATAACTGAAATTTTTCTGAAGTTATAGAAGCCGTGTCTGCCCTTCTTACCATTATATTTGTTCAAAAGAATTTCAAACTCTTGAACACGGTCAGAACCAACAACCATTGCGATATTAGTATAGCCTTCGTTATTTAAAATATTCATGATATCGAAAACTGTTTTTACTTTTTTATTTAACATGATTTTTCTACCATGCTTAGGAAACATTTTTCTTGCTATTTTAATTTTTTCTGCATACTCAAGTGGGTTCTTTTCATCATCTTGAGTTTGTGAGAGATACACACGATAAGGAAACTTGCTACCTGCTTCAGACGATAGCTTATCAAGTAATTTTTCATGTCCCATGGTAGGAGGGTTCATTCTACCAAAAGTAAAATAAATCGTCTGCTCTTCTTCTACTAGAAACTTACTAAAGGAACTAACCATTAACCTTTTTTCCGATCGACTTCTTTTTTACGCACATCTTTATACATTCTTCTAGCCAACATAGCAAGTCTTTTCTTGACTTGTGGTTTATCTAGACGCTTTTCAATTTCATTTCTGCGGGCAAAAGATAGTTCGCTTTTTGGAATACCCTTGGTTAATTTTTTTAGAATTACATTTCTGGCTGCCTTGTTAGCTCTTCTCTTGAGAACATCAGGCTTTGCCATACGCTTTTTGGCACGGTCGCGACCGAGCTTAATCTTTGACTTATATCTTCTGAATGACCTAGACTTCGCAAGTCTCTGGCGCATGTCTAAAGCTTCATCAGTAGATTCATCATCATTTTCTGGAGCAGAATCTGTGGCTTCGTACATATGTTTCTTACGTTTCATTGCACGATAATTTGTAAGCTCATCTTCACCTGGACGATACTGTGTAACATGCAGATCATCGAATGAGAGTGGCTTTTTTTCTGATGGATTTTTGCTATCCATTTCTAGTATATCTTTAAAACGAAGCAATCTTGCCATCGTTAATCCTTCCGAGGTTCATTCCATTACCGAGTTGGACTATCCCAACCCTTTAAAATATTAGGTGAAAAGTTGGCATATGAGAATTCCATACGGTCAACAATTTTCACAGCATCACCACCAAGTTTATCTATAGCAACAAAGCCTTCTTGCCCTGTTGTTCGATACCCTCTTGTCGTTTTTAAGAAAGTATCGACACTGCTTAGTCTATTAAGTATATTTATAAGTTTTAACTTTGCTAACACAATCATTTTTTGCAAGTCAAACATGCTTTTCAGTGAAGCTTTATTTGTTGACGAAAAGAAAGTAAGTATGTCATCCAGTTTCTTTTGTTGAACGCCTTTACCCTTAGCTGTTTTTCTTTTGTCTATTTCTTTTTTATATTTCAAATTAATATGACTGATAAGCTTATTAACATGTGCCCGTGTATCGCCAATAACTTGACCTTTACGAACATATGTATTATTAAATGTCTCAATCATTTTTGCGAGGTCTTGATTTGCTTCTAGTTGACGAAGCGTTGTTCCACTAATTCTGTTAAAAATTCTACCAGCTTCACTCAGCATTGAGTTTACGTCATCGGTTTCTTCTTTAGACATTGTGTATTTTGTCAAATCTCTAAGCATTGCATCTTGAGACCAAACGTTTCTTGAATTTTTGAACTTGCTAACATCAACACCATATGATGCTTTCATAGATTCAAATGACGAGCCTTTATACGTTGTGTGCCAGACGATTCCAATTTTTGCTGACGTAATTTGCCTGGCCATGTCCGTGCCAGACGGTACTGCATATACGATTGTATTGGGATGGAATGTAATATAGTCTTTACCTTTGATTTTAGTCTTCTTAAGATCGGCTTGAGTATAGAGCAGGTCACCTTGTATTACTCCTTTTATACCAAGTTCAGGTAGATATTGTAAAGCAAGTTTAAGCTTAGTAGAAAGGTCCCCGCTAGTATCAGCATCAATATCAGCATCATTCTTGTATACTTTGGGAGACTTGTTAAAGATCCCTTTTTTCGCCACGAAGAATCTGCCATCATTAGGATCAATGCCAGCAAATACAGCAGGAGCACCGTCCCACTTAACAGATACGTTACCATCATGTTCGCCTCCTAACATATCTCGTAATTCTCTTAAAGCAAAAATTGCTTCGCGTGTACCATTAACACCACCATAGAGAACTTTATCCTCAATGTGCGTCATATGAGTGTTCTTTTGTTCTGTAATAAAAGAACTAAAGTTATCCATTAATTGTCTCCAAACTTTAACTTATCATACACTATTTATACAAAAAAACAAATAAAAAAAGACGGCAATCGCCGCCCTTTCTCACAAATTTTAATACTCAGAACCTCATTAAGAACTGTCCTATCCTACCAACAAACGGTAGAAGTGCAATTGCCATAATAAGATTTACACCAGTATGAGCCATTGCTATTCGCAATGTATCACCCTTTGGCATACCATCTGAGACAAGCATACCTGCCAGCCAGATCGTACCTGTGGTACCAATATTTGCTCCAAGTACTGCCGCAATCGCCGCAGGTAATGGTACAGC